AAGTCTCCGAAAATCGAGTATCGCGCGGAGATTACGTGGAGAGAGGGGCTACCCTACCTTGTCTCGGCCCCTGTTCGTTTGTCTGAGGACCCCGTAGGTTCAATGCCGGCCCTTCTACGCAAGTGTCTCGACTTGCCTTATGATGGTGAAGATTTGGCGCTGGCCGGGCTTACACAAGGCGAAGCGATGATCGTCAACCTTGTGCGTCAAGCGGCTGACGGGGAAGAAGACGCAAGAACAACTATCTTGAATCGTCTTCTGGGCCAGCCTAAAACCAAAAGCGAGTCGGTGGTTTTGAGTGGCAGCCTTAACGATTTTCTTGACCATGTGGCCCGGCAAGAGAAAATCGTGACTGTTGACATTACTACGAAATCCGATCCTGATGAAACAGAGGATTTATGAGTCAAATCGTTAAACCCCTTCCTACTGACCGCGAAAAAGCGTTTCAACTCATTCAGTCAGATTTACCGACTTTTGCCCGGCATTGTCTTAAAATCCGCGATAAGCAAGGTAAAATCGTCCCCCTGGAATTTAATGAGGCCCAACTTTATATTCATCGAAAGCTTGAGGAGCAAAAAAGTAAGTTGGGATTTGTCCGCGCCGTGGTCTTAAAAGGTCGGCAGCAAGGCATGTCAACTTATGTGGCGGCGAGGTACTTCCACCAGACCTTGTTAGTTCGCGGGTCTACCACCTTTATTCTTTCTCACGAGTCCAAATCTACCGGCGCGTTGTTTGATATGGTCAAACGGTTCCACGATAATTTGCCGGCGGGTTTGTCCCCGGGGCTTGACGCGGCCAATAAAAATCAAATAAAGTTTTCCGGAACGGAGTCAGAGTACACGGTGGGTACCGCGGGCAATGAGGATATTGGCCGGTCAATGACAATTAAGCATCTGCACTGTTCTGAAGTCGCGTTTTATGAACATACAGATCAGTTAGAAACCGGGTTATTTCAGGCGGTCGCCGATATGCCGGGCACCGAGGTCATCCTCGAATCGACGGCGAATGGACTCGGTAACATGTTCCATGAGCGGGCGATGAAAGCTATGGCCGGCGTCAGCTTGGAACAGTTGGTTTTTATTCCCTGGTATTGGCAACAGGAGTATCGCTTACAACCGCCGGAAGGGTTTGCCCCCGACGAAACCGAAGTCCAGTTAATGAAAACCTACGGTCTGGACCTGGAGCAGGTTTATTGGCGCAGGATGAAGATTGCGGCTACCAAAGGGGGCTTGTGGAAGTTCCAGCAAGAATATCCATTTACACCGGATGAAGCCTTCCTTATGTCCGGCGAAACCTTCTTCTCAAAAGACCATGTTGTAACCGCGCGGAAAGGTGACGCCCGGTCTCCTTCCGCCCCGTGTATTGGCGGACTGGACTGCGCGCGGGGAAACGACCGATCGGTTTTCGTGGTGCGTCAAGGGCGGGCGGTTATTCACTATGAGGCGCACAAAGATCTTAGAGCGGAAGGTCTTGAGCCCACTCAACAGTTGATTCATTTAGCGATTCGGGTCATTGAAAAATACGATCTGAAAAAACTTTTTATTGATGTGGGGTCCGGCTACGGCGTCATTGATGGGTTACGTACTCTGGGATATCGTGACATTGTTGTGGGTGTCGCGTTTAATCAGCAGGTTATAGACCAAGTCCGGTTTCTGAATAAGCGGGCGGAGATGTATGGTCTGGCCCGCGACTGGCTTGAGGAGGGGGAAGTCAGTCTTCCCGACGACGATATTTTTATGTTTGACTTGTTACTTATCCCCAAAGAAAAGGAGTCTCCGACGAAGAGAATGTATCTTGTTCCAAAAACGGAGATTAAAACCAAGAGCCGCGTGAGTCCGGATATTGCCGATGGTTTTGTTTTGACTTTCGCGTTTCCTGTAGCGTATGATCAAAATGAAGACGATATGCCCCGACGGAAGAGAAAGGTTTCACGACGAACAGAGAGCGCATTGACGACGGTAAATCGGTTACGGCAAGGAGCGCGGCATGATTCGACCTATGGTTCCCGGGGATAAAGCGGCCGTTCTTCGACTGGCAAAAATGTTTTATGAAGAGCGTATGGAAAAAATCGGGTTCCATTATTCCGACGAGCACGCTGCGGTGCATTTTGATTTATTTATTTCTAATTCCATGACCATAGCACTATGCGCGGAAGAAGACGGGCGAGTTATCGGAATGATTGCGGGAGTGATCAGCGCAGTTATTTTTGCGAAAGAGCTTGCAGTTCAGGAAATGGTTTGGTATGTTGAAGCTGGTAGGCGAAAATGCGGGGTGCTTCTTCTTAGGGCTTTTGAGCGATGCGCGGCGGAGCGGGGGGCTCGGTATGTCACTATGGTTGGTATGTCCGGAGATCCGGTTTTGGAATTTTATTCGCGCGTTGGATATGAGAGCATCCAGGAAACTTTTTTAAAATCCACGGAATTATTTTGATATGCCAATTTTTACTTCGATAGGTTTGGCTTTGGGTGCGACTTCGGCGGCCGCGTTTTCTACCGGGGCGGTAGTTGCGGGATTGGGTGCCACAATGCTGGGGGGGACATTAGGGTCTGCCGCGTATTCTGCGTCGGCGGCGAAGACGGACCAGAAGAAAGCTCAGTCAGCGGCCGACGAGGCTAAGAAAATCGCAGAACAGAAAAGTTTGATGGAGTCACAAACAGAGGGGTCGAATGCTGCGGCGCGCAAATCGCTATTGGCGCAACCGACTTCCGGTTTTGGTCCGAATAAGAATTTAGCGCGATCTTTTTTAACTACGCTGTAAGGAGATAAATGGCGACGAAACCTTCCCGCATTGATCTTTTAAAAGACCGGCATCAAAAGCTATACACCGAGAAACAGATGTGGTTCCCGATGTATCAACTCATCGGCGAATACGTTATGACCCGGAAACAGAATTTTCAAGTTTCTTCTCAGCCGGGTGAATTTCTTACCGAGCAACTTTATTCTTCCGTCGCACCTAACGCAAATCAGACAATGGCGTCCGCGCTGTTGGGCAATCTTTGGCCTAATGGTGCGCGGTCTATTCGTTTAATGCGGCCGCGGAATATCCCCGACACTAAAGAGAATAAAGATTTTTATAACCAGATCACGGATATCTATACGGATATCATGGACGCGCCGGAGACCGGCACGATGACTGCGTTGCAGGAGTACATGTTGGACCAGGGGGCTTTTGGGATCTCCGGGGTGCAGATGAAAAAGACCGGGGATTTGACGGATCCTCTTCGGGTGTCCGCGGTGAATGTAAAATATTTTCTAATCGACGAGGATAAAGACGGGTTTGTTGACACGGTGTTTTTGGATAACGAATGGACGGCCAAGCAAGTGGTTGATGAGTACGGCCTCGAGAATGTTTCGAGTAAGGTCAAAGAGGCGTATGAGCAATACGATATCGCGACTAAGTTCCGGATTGTGCAAGTGATCGAGCCGCGCCGGAATGCGCCAATGATGCCAAAACGCAACAAAGAGTACCCTTATGCGTCTTTGCATTTTGAATTTGATACGAAGAAGATTTTGCGTGAGAGCGGGTATTTGCAGATGCCGATTATTATTGCCCGGTTCTTAAAGGCCCTGGGGGAGAAGCAAGGCCGATCGCCGTCGATGTTTGCCATGCCGGCTATTATGCGTCTGAATGTCGTGTGGGAACTTTTGATGCGCGCGGGGGAGAAGAAACTGGACCCGCCGCTGTATATGTTGGACAACGGTGTGCTTGGCGGGGATACTCTAGACACGTCTCCGCGGGCAGTAAACGTGTTTCAAGTTTCGGGTATGGGGGAGCGTGCGCCCATTGGTCCGCTTTATGACGTGGGAAATTTACAGGACATTTATCCGATTGCAGAAACTTTGGTTGACGATATTGGCAAAGCCTTTTTTATTGACCGGCTGATGGACTTGAATAATGAGGCCCGGATGACTTTAGGCGAGGCTCAGATTCGTGACAGGATCCGCGGGGAAGGTTTGAGTTCGGTGTTCAAGCGTCAAGAGACGGAGTTCTTTAGTCGGTTTGTCAGCACGTCTTTTAATATGTTGT